TGGCTGCATAGATGCGGTTGGTGCCCCATTCGGCAGCATGCTGGTCGGCAGTGCTGGTGATGGAGTCGCCCAGGTGGCCATCCTTGGTCAGCGTCTTGCCGCCTGTGAGTTGCGCCCGCAGGCTGGGCTTCCAGCGCTGGCCGTCTGGCCCGGTCTGGCTGCGAAAGCGCTCGCGGGTGCTGCTCTCGCCCAGGAAGGCGATATCGCGCAGCAACGGCTGTGGGTTGGCCCCCATCTGCTGCAACGCCTTGAACAGCCGGGCGACCTGCGGCAGGTTGGATGTGATGGCAATACGCACCGACATTAGATAAACCCTCGGCTGTTATCCCGAGCGAATACCCGACCATCGCTGACCATCTCGGCGGTGGCCGCAGGCGTGGCTGTTGTGCCGCTGTTGGTGACGCCGAGCTGCACCTTGCCGGTGGATACGCCTTCAAGGAACTTGATGCTGTCCTTGTAGAGCGTCTCGATCTGCTCGGTTGCTGCGTCGTCGTACAGGAAGTAGCGCGCCAACTGGCCGGCGATGCGCTCCAGCACCTCTGGGGCATTGCTCAGTGGCAGCTGGTAGCGGCCGGCCAGGTAGCTGTTAATGGTTTGCTCGGCGTCCTGCAGGACACGGTTGACCTTGGCCACTGCCGTCGCAGCTGCAGCCCGTTCTGCCGGGGTATAGGCGGACAGGTCGGCGCCGGCAGCGGCCTTGGTCAGCAGGTCGCCATAGACAACAGGCGGAATGCTGGCATCGGCGCGCTGGGCGATTTCCTCGGCGCTGTAGCGCGCGAGCAACTGGGCGGCACTGGCGTAAGTCATTAGGCGTTACCTTCCAGTTTCGCGAGCGCTGTGTTGCCGCCGGCCAACTCATCAGCTGGCGGCGTATTCGCGCCATCTTTGGCACCGCCGCCATCGCCATCGCCATCGGCCTGAGCCTTGGCCAGCTCGACCAGCTGCGCGTCTGCCTCGGGGGTGGCCGGGAACTGCGCCTGGGTGACGCTGAGCAGTGGCTCGGCCTCGATGGCATCGAGCTGCTGCTGGCTCAGATTGGCCAGCAGCAGGCCGCAGCCCTCGCGGGTGAAGGTGAAGCCTGCACGGCGGAAGGTCGGCGGCAGACTGCGCACGAAGATTCCGTCGAGCAGATCTGTCTCGGTAATCCGCGCCTTCGCTACTGCCTTGGCGGCAGCGGGCTTTACCACTGCCTTGTTGGGTGCTTTAGCCATGATCAAGTGCCCCCTTAAACGCCAGTCGAGCCGAAGGCCAGCTGCCAGAAGCCATAGCCAGCCGCAGCACGTGCTTCAGCGCCGAATTTGTACTTCTTCAGGTTGAACACGTCTTCAGCGTCAGGGTTGGTCTGCGAGACAAACTCTGGCTTCTTGCGCGGCTGGTAAACGAACGGCTTAACCGGCTTGCTGGTGTCCAGAAGGAACCAGGCGGTGTCGGACTCGATCCGGCCATCCACCACCAACTCGGCCGTGCCCTTGTAGGGGTTCGGTTTGTCGTCAGCGAACTTGTCGTTGGTTAACAGGGCGCGGGCGGTATCTTCCAGTGCCGGGCCAACCAGCAACACGGTTGGCGTGATGTTCAGGGAGCGGCCTTCTTCATCCTTGAACTTCTTCATGCTGGTACGGGCCAACCCATAACCGGCCTGAGCAGCAGCCAAGCTGGCGTAGGAAAGTACGGCCGTAGTTTTATTGCTCACCGAGCCATTACCGACCTGGTGATCAGTATCAAAGAAGTACTGGCCGTCGTAGCAGAGCTTGGTAAAACCGCCATTGACGGCCTCATACACCAGCTCATCTGGCAGCTGCGCTGCAGAGAAACCGGCCATCTGGGCTTGCGGCAGATAAATGCCAAGCTGGTCGTCCTCGATGTGGTTACGGTCGACTTCAACCGTTGCCTCGAAGTCTTCGTTAGCCACTACGTACTTGTAGGCTTCCAGGGCCTTGACCACTTTGGCGCCGATCCAGCGACGCATCTTCGGGAAGTTGCTCAGCCAGGAGTAATCGTTCTGCCCACTGGTGGACGGAACCTCCATGGCGATCTTCTGCCAAGTGCTTGGGGCCGCCGAGAACGCCTTGTTGAAGGTCGTCTTCAACGAAAGGAACACGGCGACAAGGGCTGCTTTATTAATGAGCATGTTCGGTGATCTCCCTGTTATTCAATCCAGACGCCGTCGGCATCGATACCAACGATGCGACCAGCAGCAGAACGGGTGCCCGTGCCATCGGTGGCGGCCAGTGTCTGGTCGTCAACGATGTAGGCGGCTTTGCCCTGATGGGCTTGAGTGATGGATCCGTCGTTGGCCCACTTGAAGGCGTTGAGGCGGCGGACCAGCACGGGGAGCGCCCCATTGGCGCCGCCAGTGTTGTCCACCGACTCTTCGGCGCGGCCCAAGTAAGTCAGGCCGGTAGCGGTGCTGCCGGGGGCGGCGAAGCCAGTGGCATTGGCCACCACGATGGCGCCGGCATAGACCTTGGCGTTGGCAGCTGCAGGCACCGGAATAATCCCGGCGACCTTCTGTGGTGTGTTGCGGTCACGGTTGAGCGCTGGCATAGGGGCTCCTTACGCTTGGAGGGTTTTGAGGTAATCCGCAGGCTCAACGCCCATGGACTTACATACCGCGAGCGCTTCGGTGCTCAACTGCTCAACGGTGGCGGGTGTTTCAATCTGGCGGTCTTGGCTTTGTTGTCCCTTGAGCGCAGCGATGGCAGGGGTCTTGGCCAGGTAGGTTTTGAGCGCGGCCACATCTTTACTGCCCAGCTCACGCGCCCAGGACTCCTGAACCGGCAGCAGGCGGCCGTCGGCCAGGCCTGCCGTGACCAGGCCATCGACTTCACCCGTGGTGTGGCGAGTGGTCAGAGCAACTACTTGCTCTTTCAAAGCCTCAAAGTCGGCCAGTGGCACGTGGGTGGACGGGTCTACGCCCTTGGTTTTAGCGGCGGCCAGCGCCTCTTCCAGGACGGCGGTGTTATCCGCCTTGCTCTGCAGGTTGGTGAGCGCTGTCTGAATGTCGTCATCACTGGCATCAGCCGACAGCCGCAGGTGTTGAATCAGTTGATCTCGGTTCACCGTTGGGTGCTCCTCTGTGGGTTGTGCGGCCGGGTCGGCCAGTTGGAAACGCGCAGCCGCCAGCGCCGGCAGGGAGTCCATGCCGTCGAGTGCGGGGTAGTTGGTCAGGGCGACGTGCAGCAGCTCCAGGACGGCGCCAGTGCGGGTGTCGTAGGTGAAGACGGGCGACAGGTAACGGTATTCGCGGGACTCAATGTAGCCGGCGCCTTTCCTTGTCCAGTTAGGCTCCGTGGCAAAAAGGCCTTGCCCTTCGCGCCATTCAAGCTCGATCCCCTTGACCCAGCCTGCAGCAGGCGCAGGTAGGCCGTTCTTCTCGCTGTTGAGCGTCTGGTGCTCGTAGTCGATAACGAAGTCGGTCTTGCGGGTGGCGGCTCTGGCCATCACCTGAGCGGCAATGGTGGCGTCCATGAACCAATGCCCGGTCGCCACGTCATGAGGGCGACCATCGCGGGCCTTGAAAGCACCGACCGGGAACAGTTGGATGGCAGTACCATCCGCCTGAATCTCGAAGGTGCAGGCAGCGATGGCTGATGTGGGGGCGTGTTTTGTCTTCATGCCGCCAGTGTCGGCGGCATGGTTGGGTGCTTACAGAATGAGGGGGTTCAGTACTAATTGATGCCGCTTTTGACTAATAGCTCCCGCGCCTTTGCGGTCAAGGAAAAATAGGTTTCATGGCGGCCATTCCAATCGAATCCATCACGCAAATAGCCGCCAGCAAGAAGAGTGTCTATGAAATGCTGAGTCTCAACAGCGCCCAGGTTACAAGCTGCACCTACGAGGCTTGCTGTTGCATTGCGGCCAGACAACTCGATAGAACTTATCTGTATCAATACAATTTTAGCTTTTTCAGGAATCACCTCTCTGTCTGATAGCCACCACCATATGATTGCCAAAACTATCAAAATGGCACCAGACAAAGTCCCGTAAAGACTTGCGTCTTGAAACGCGGGTGAGGACTGACCAGTGAAGAAGCCCCCAGCAGATCCTGCCAAAAAAAACATAAGGAAAAGCCAAGTTGGCATTGAAATAGGCTCATTGAGCTGTTCTAGCCATATAGGCGCCCAGTGCTTTAACCAGTCTCTCTTCCACCATCCCGCCGCCACCGCTGTGAGAAGCGCGAAGTAGACAGCCGCCAACAATCCATCACTGATTTCCTTATTCCATAGCTCAAACACAAAGGCTTCTCCACACAAGATAGAAGCCGCTAGCTTATCCGCGTTAGACCGGCGTTAGAAACGACGATCACCACAAGCAACGACCAACCACCGCCACAATGCAACACAGACGCCTTATGCGGCCTTACAGGCGGTCAGCGCTTTTACCAATTACCGCTGCTATAGTTGGCCTTGGCAAACGTGACACGGTGATATTCTCCCGGCCGTACGACGCAGCTTGCTGCGGATGGCTATGTGGGGTTCCCGACCTTGGTCGGACTGGGAGGCCCCACCGTTTGCCTCACTTCTTTCCCTGCGCCTTCCCTCTAAGGCGCAACAGCTCCCGATCCCGTTGTGCCTCTCGGCTACTCAGCCGGCGCAGGCTGGTCATAAAGATGGCCTTGCCTGTTTTGGTCGCCTTGATCACGGTGACATAGCCTTCCTCTTCCAGGATGTAGATCAACGAGCCGTCCCTGGCATCAAGGATGGCTTCGCCCCGGTCGATTGCCGCCTGTACCGTTGGGTATTCGTCCAGGGTAATTTCCGGGTGCTCGCGCAGCTGCTTGGCCAAGGTCTCTTCTGACAGCCCAACCAGCTGCGTCTTCGCGCCCAGGCGCGCGGCCACCTCGGGGCTGAGGTAAGCCAGCGGGAAAGCACCGGCCGGCTTGCGGTACCACTCGGCGAAGGTCTGGCCGTTGACCAAGTCGGCCACGCTGGCCTTAGCGATGGCTGGAGGTGCGGCCTCTAGTTTGTCTACCAGGTGACGGCTCAGGCTGGCCCGGCGCCCGCCTGGTGGATAGTGAAAGGCTGGGTGTACGCCATCGGGGATCTGTTGCACCTCACCCGTGCGGGCGTTGACGTAGGGCTTGGTCGGTACCTTGGGCGACGAGCTGATCTCCAGCCCTTGGCGTGCGACCTGGCCAGCCGTCTTGGGGATCACCCGGCAGTGGCAGCCGAAGGCCTTAACCGGCATGTGGTTTTGCCAGAACGGATCGTCCACCGGCAGGGTCATGCCGTCCCAGGCGCCGTGCTGCAGGCGCGGATGTTCGGAGTTGTTGCCGTCGTACTGCAGGAAGGGGAATGCTTCCTTGCGCTCCTGGATGCGCTGCCACTGGCCCTCGCTGTGGGCGGTGCGCAGGTTGGTGTCATAGATGGTCTTGAGCCGGCGCGGGCTGCCCAACTGCACGTCCCTGGTCTCGCCAGTCAACGGGTCTGTCATGGGCTGCCGGCCCCACCAGCCCTTTGCCTGCAGGGTTGGCGTCAGGATTTTCTGGAACTGCTGCAGCGTGGTGCCATCCTTGAGCGCTGCATCGACGGCCGCGCGGATGTCCTGGAGCAGATCGAGCTGGGTCACCTTGGCCACGGTAAAGGCGGCCTGATGCTGCGCCTGCCAGACATCGCGGTAGTCAAAGCCGATGGCGAAGCCCTTCTGCTGGAAGTACTCGACCGCTTCCTTGGGTGGCAGCGCGACCAGGTCAACCATTACACCGCACCCGTGCGGCCGGCCAGGTAGCCGGCGAAGGTGCCCTGGGCGATCAGCTCAGCGAGCTGCTCGGTGTCCAACTGAGGGATCACCTCCGGCAACCGGGTACGGAACTCTTCCAGGCTTTTGCAGCTGGCCAGCAGCGCCTGCACGGGGGCAATCATGTCAGCCACCGGCTGCCAGTCACCTGCGAGCTGCTCGGCGAAGTCGTCCAGCGGGTCGTTGGCCTGTTCGGTCTTGAGTGCTGCTGTACGGGCTGCAGCTGCACCAGGTGCAACAGGCTGAGCAGTGCCAAGTATCGCGTCACCTTTACCCGGTAGCGGGATGCGCAGCTTGTCGTGCGCCCAGTTGACCGGGATCTGCATGCCACTTTCCACCAGCTTGGGCAGCGCCTCGGCGTAAATGCCCATGTCTTCGGCTTCAGTAACATCAAACTGGAAACGTGGCAGGCGCCGTGGGTCGCGGTCACCGCCCTTATTGAGTACCAGGAGCGGATACAGCAGGTACTGACGCAGGGTTGTTGCAACCTGTTTGGCATCGCTCTTCAGCAGGTCGTGCCGCACTTCGTTATGCACATTGCCCAGGGCGTTGGTGCTGCTCTTGCCGTCGGCCTGGCTGGTCAGCGTGCCGCCAAGGATTGCCTTGGACATGGACTTCTCGGCCCACTGCACCATCCAGTCGAACGGTTCATGGGTGCCTTTGGCGGCATCCTTGAAGTCGATCTCCATGCCGGCCGGGATGATGCCGGCCGCGTTGTGGCCAATGCTGACGACGGCGCGCAGCAGGGTGGCCTTTTCTTCGGGGCTGGCACCGCCTGGGTATTTACCCAAGCGCAGTGGCAGGCCGTAAATCTCCAGGAACTCGGCCAGATCCCGCACGGCGTAGTTTTTGAATAGGTACGGCCAGGCCAGTACCCGGTACAAGCCGCCCCGCGCGATGTAGCCCGACTTGGCCTTGTGGGTATGGACGATCCAGCCGAACGGGTTGAGCGCCTCGCCATCCATGCTGCCGTCACGCAGGCGCAGTTCGGTACGGGTGGCCTGGTCAAGCTGGAACCATGAGGTCTCGCGGTAGTTGAAGGCCTGAGGCACCCACTCGCGGCCCTGGCGTGCCCAATCCAGCTCGACGCAGGAAAAGCCTTTACCAATGCCATCAAGCAGATCGAACAGCAGATCCTCGAAGTCCGGCAGATCGAGCAGCACTTCGTTGAGCCAGTCGGCCTCGGCCTGCTCAGCGGCGGACGGGTTACGCGGTGGCACCACGGCATAGTCGACGGTGGTCAGCGCACGACGGCGCTTGCCGATCTCGGCCAGCAGGTGGGCGTCTTTCTCTTCCATGTCCTGGAACAGCTCGCACTGGGCCTTGATGTCGCCTTGCTCGGCGGCACGCAGGATGGACGCCAGGCGCGGCGGCGTCAGGCCGCTGGACGGATGGTCGGCGAACTCCTGCTGCAGCTGGGCCAGGCGCGAAGTTTGCTGCTCACGCAGGGTCTGCTGCTCTATCGGGTGGCCGTGAATGTCGAGAATTGCCATGGCGTGTATTCCTAAAGGTGGGCCTACCAGGCGCCGCCCCAGCCTCCGGGCTGGTCGTCGGTGTCGGTTTCTCCCCAGCGATCAGTACGCGCTGGAGCTGAGGTGTATTCGATCAGACAGCCGTCCATGAAGCTGGCGCGCACGGCCATGGCCAGGGCGACGGCAAAGTCGCCGTGGCGCTTGCCCTTGCCGTCTTGCGCGTCCAGGTCTTTCTGGCGGCCCTTGTCGATCAGCGGAATGCCGTTGACCACCTTGATGTGCAGGCAGTCGTCGAGGGTGGTTTGGTGGCGCGGCAGCTGCAGGTTGAATGACTCGAACTCGCCCTTGAGCTTGGGCATCCACAGCGCATACCAGCCTTGGCTTAGGTTGACCTGGTCAACCATGTCGGCGCCGTACTTGAGTGCGGCTTGCTCGGCGAGGTAGCCACCGTTGGCCGTGGCGTCGAAGGCCGCGCCAGTAAGCCGTGGCAAGCGACCCATGATGAAAAACAGCACCTGGCGCTGCTGCTCATAGGTCAGGTTGCGCAGCTCGACCACAAACGGCACGCGCTTGCGCAGGCTGGGCGCAATGGCCAGGGGGCAGAACACGGTCAAGTCGCCACGGCGGGCAAAGTCTTCGCCCAGGACGTGACGGTCAGCAGGACTCAGGCGGGCCAGCTCGGGCTGCAGGTTCTCTTTGCACCAGGCCTGCATCTCGGCCTCACGCATCTGCGTGGTCCAGCTTTCAAAGCCGGCCGGCGCCTCATAGCGGTAAATCCGAATCGAGTGATCGGCCACCATGGCCGCCTCGATCAGCACCCGCGACAGGTAGGCGCCGCCCGATTTCTTCGGCACGCAGCCGTACTCTTCGGCGGCGCTCTCGGGGTTCGGGGCGTTCTTGTAGAGCTTGGCGCGCCATTGCTGCTCAGCCTCGGGTGACCAGGTCTCGCCCGTCACATAGCAGATGCGTTTGTACAGGCCCTCGGCGATGGCGTCGTCGAGGGTGATGCGGTGGATGCTGTAGTCCTTGCGGCCTTCGCGGGCATCCTGGATGTAGGTGTTGAAGGCGTTGTCCACGCCGTTATGGGTGCTGATCAGCCGTACTTTGTTGCCCCACATGGTCAACGCCAGTGCGGCCTTGAGCAGCTCTTCCAGGGATTCATGGAAGGCCGCCTCATCGATCACCACGTCACCCTGCAGGCCACGTAGGTTGCTCGGCCGGGACGACAGCGCCTGAATTTTGAAGCCGCTTTTCGGGAAGCGGATCATGTAGGAGAGGATCTCTTCCTTCTTGCCTTCGTCCCAGAACGTCTGCTCGTACACGTCGGCTTCGGCCAACTGGTTGAAGGCCTTGGCGAACAGCGCACAGGCGGCGATGTACTCCAGCGCCATCTCCTGCTTGGAGCCGACATAGAAGGTGTTGCAGCCCCGGCGCTTGCGCGGCTTGGCAGCATTAATCACGTTGCGCCCGGCCTCGGCCCAGGTCAGGCCAGTGCGGCGGGACTTCTCCGCGATCATGATCTGGCTCTGATCCTCGAACCAGCGCTGCTGGTAACCGAGGAACACCGGCTCATTGGCCGGCTGGGCGTCGCCGATCTCCTGGGAGACGACTACGCCATGCAGCTCCATCTCCTCGGCAAGGTTGATCTTGCGAGGTGCAGAGGTGGCTGTAAGCCCCTTGAACTCCGAGGCGCCTGCGGTGGCAACGCGATCAGCCATCAGGCTTTACCCAGCAGGATGCCGCGAATCCGGCCTTCGAGTTCTTCACTCATGCCGTCCGCGCCACGCAGCTCATCACCCACGGCCTTTGCCGCTTCCTCGGCGAACTGCCTGCGGATGGTTTCGCGGTGTTCAACCTGCCATTTCTTCTGGGTCACGCTGGCACGTCCCAGCTCGGCAACGGCCTTGGCCACCTTGGGCAGGTCAAATTGTCCTCCCTGACTCATCAGCAGCTTGAACAAGTGCTCCTGCACCAGGCGCATCAGCGCTTCGTTGACGGCGCCTTCCTCATCAGGGGCGGCTGCAACCACGGCGCGGGCTTGTTCGCTGGCCATCTTCAAGGCCGATAGACGATCCTCGAAGTTCTGGCCGTACTGATGCAGGGCGCTTTTGCCAATCGAGTAGCCGCGCCCAGACAGCTCGGCTGACAGGGCTTCGTACCCGCTGAAGTTATTCTCGACCAGGGCTTGATCCAGCCAGGCTTTAACCTCGGCCGGTAGCGCCAGCACCTTGCTCTTCGGTGGCATGTTCAACCCACCCAGTATTTGGTAGGACGTGCGATGCCTGGGTGGCACTCGATGGTGTACTCAGCAATGTCGATGCCGTAGTGGGTGAGTTCAGCCATCCAGTGGCCGCTGGGGTCTTTCTTCAACTCGATCAGGTTGCGGGCGCTTAGGTACTCAAGCTCGCGGCGCAGCTCTAGCGGCGTGGCGTCTGGGTAAACGCACTGCAAGGTACTGAGTACCAGCGCTTCGTGGGCACCAACCGGACGGGCGTTGTTGAGAATCAGAAGGGTGTTCCAGCGCATGCTCTCGCGCCGGGCTTTGGGTGCGTCAATCTGCATGCTTAGTTCCTTTCAGGGTGATGTTTTGAATCAGCAAGGCCACGCCATCGAGCTTGGCCTCAACCAAACTCTGGCCGCGCACATAGTCTTCACGGCGCACGTAATGCAGGGGCAAATCTGCCTGCCAGCGCAGGAAGGATTTCTCCAGCTGCGACACTGCCTCGGCATCTTTGTCTTGGCGGGTTAGTACCTTCTCGAAGCTGCTTTCCCAATGTTTGGTGGCGGCCTGGCGGGCTGAGTCTTGGGCGGCAAAGCGCTCGCCCAGGCGCTTTTCAAATTGCGTCAGCAGCAGCTTGACCAGGGCCGTAACCACCGTGGCAAACAGGGTCAGTAATGCAGCGGCCCAACCGATCAGTTGGCCAAGTTCGAGTTCTAAGGTCACGGCGTGCAGCCCTCCCTGGCAGTGAGCAAAGCCGTTACTTGGCTGGCGAGGTCACGGGCCCACTGCCCGTAGTCCTGGGCGTGGGCAAGGATGTCGGCGGGTGTAACGCCGCTTTCCAGTAGTTCGGGGTCAGCATCGGTGGCGTGGTTACCGGCTTGGCCAGCCCTGCCGGCAGTGGCGCCTGCTGCTGTGGTGGGCACACCAAGGGCGGCGTTGTAGTCGCGCAGCCAGCCAGCAGTGAACACGCAGTGAGGGATAGGCTCAGGCGCAGCAGTGAGCGCCGGTAAATACCGTGTCGTGACATGGGGAATGCGCTCCTGGAGCAGTTGTTTGTCTTTGGCGTGCAGGTCCATCTGCCCGAGCATCAGTTCCTCGGTCTGGTTGGCGCGGGTCACTTGCTGCAGCAGCTGGACGCGGCTATCGGTGGCAGCCTGTAGGGCTTGCTCGGCATGCGCCCTGGTGAGCTTGTCCAGGCGGGAGTTACCCAGCGCCTCGGCGTAGCGAAAGCCAAAACCGTAGGCGATGGAGCTGGCCAAGCCGATGGCGACCAGAACGGCTATGGCCGCAAGTGCCAGGGCTGGCGAGATTGGGCGGCGCAGTAGCTCAATCATGCGCGCACCGCCTGGCTGGTTAGTACGCGCAGCACCCCATTGAGCACCGGCAAGCCAACGGCCACGGCGGTATAGAAGTTCACCGGCAAATGAGGCTGCAGCAGCCCGGTACCGGCCTCCAGCGCGACCAGGCCAGCAGTAAGGGCGTTAACCCAGAGCGTCTTGCTACGGCACCAGTGTTTGCAGTTATTGGCCATGGCTCACCCCATGAACAATCCCCGCCAGTGCCAGGCCTTCGGCGATCAATTGCGCGCCGTACCACTGTTGACCTGGTAGCGGGCCTGGGCCGTTTTCGTGATGGATGATGGCCATCACCAACAGGCTCATGGTGACGAAGTCATAGACATCCACGCACTCATCATTAGGGCCAATGCCTAACGCTTTAGCGACTTGTTTGGCATAGGTGTCGGTGTCGTTTTCATGGGCTGGGGCCCAGCGGGAAATGACCTCACGCACACTGTCGATGCGGCTGCCATCCTGGGCACGACGCTTGTCCTGGTAGGTGATCAGCGTGCGGGCAATGGCGCGGATACCCCAGCGCGGGTCAACGAACTGCACAAACCGAGAGTCTGTTTGCTGCTCAGCCTGGCCCTGCCAGCGCACACCCGCCACGCGGTCGAGGTTGCCGGGGTTGTAGTTGCGAATGCCGCGAGGCGTTGTGGCTTTCATACAGGCTCCTTTTGGCCAAGCGCTGCCCGCAGTTCGGCCAGGCGTTGCCGGCCAAAATCAGGGCTTGATTTGGGGTGGTCGATCACCGACTTGATGGGTTTGAGCGGCGCGTGGTCGCGCTCAGCGGCGCTACGAATCAACTTGCGGTGCTGACTCAGCTGTTCGGCCTTTTCCAGCCCGCGCTTGGCACGCTCGCGCACCAGGGCACGCCACTCGACGGGGCAGGCTTCAAAGATTTTGCGCTGGCGGGGCACATCGCCGGCCGCTTCGATAATTGCGGCGGCGTACTGGCGAGGCCAATTAAGGGCGCGGGGCTTGGAGGCTTGATTCTTCATGCCGCCAGTGTCGGCGGTGCATGAAGGTCAAAGCAGATTGAAGGGGTTCAGTAGTAAGCAAAAGCCCCGCACTGGGCGGGGCTCTGGGCTAAATCTTCTCTACAGTAAGGAACCATAGGCTTAGTTCTTTGGAGTGTTTGGCTGTAATTCGCCTGCCTTCACGCTCTACTGTCTTTGTCTCAGTGCTGGCTAAGAGGTTGCTTTCAAGCCAAGTTTCCGGCGATTCCCATTCAGGAAATAAGGTGTGAATGTAGCGAGTCGCCATCTGCAGATTCCGCGCCTGGACGTGGTCGTCGCTAAGTTTGGCTGGAATCGCCAGGGTGGCTTTCTCTACTTCTGCGTCCAGTGATCGGCCTGTGATTTCAAGTATGCCTGTAGATCCGCCTTGAGTCTTTCCGAGCGCTCTGGATCTTCCATCTGAGGCTGGCGCAGGCTCCAACACCGGCGCGAACTCACCCATGCCAGCCAATATGCGAGCTTTATTCAGCGCCCCGTCCTGCTGTTTTTCGGCGTTTTCACTCTGGTATTTATTGAAGTGCTTGGTCAGCGCGTAACCGCCCGAGAGAATCAAAACCATAACGATGGCGGTAATAAATCCACCGCCCAGGGCAGTAGTAGCGCCCATCTTGCGACGCATGGCCCATACCGCGAACACACACCAAACCACAAAGAAAGCGATCAGAATTGCCATTTATCGTTGCTCCTTGCACAAATGGACAGCGCCGCCCAAGAGACCGTGCGCCTAGTGGAATAAATCGCCGGATGCTTCGCCAGAAGGCTGCTTGAGGATCTCCCAAATCCGACGATCACTCAGCTTGTAGCTACGCGCCAGCTCATTAACCAGGGTGTTAGCGCTGATGCCTTCACGCACACCTTGCTCGAACTGGCTGTTGATTTCGTAGTCACGCATGCAGCGCAGGGCCGCATCGCACTTGGGGATATACAACCGCACATCGGCCCAACGGCTTGCCATGATTTCTGCAGCTTGCTCACCGACGACATCCACCAGGGCGGCGTGACGGATGATGCCCAGGCGACGTACACCTTTGGCCACCGGCCAGGTGGTGCCGCCCAGTTCATCGACCAGGCGCTGAGTCGCCGGCAGGCCGATGGCCTCTGCGATTTCCAGCAGCTGCGTAGGGAGCAGCTCTTTCACCTGGTCGATTTTCATTAGGTAGGTCGTCCGTTGCGTTTGGCGTCATAAGCCAGCGCGGCTATGAGGCGGCGCAGCTGGTCAGTGTCGCACCATTCTACCTTCTGCACTTTGAACATGTGCAAGGCCATACCATCGGCGTACCCCCACGGCCGACTGGCCTCGGCAAGGAACGCCTCGATCTTGCTGACCAGCTTGCGCCGATCAGCTGCAGGGTTTGGCTTGGCCCGCGCGGTCTTTTGCGCGACCTTTGGCACCCATCCCAAACGCTCGAACTCGGCGATGACGGCGCCGATCTGCCGGGGTGACAGATCCTTGGCCGATCTCACACCGGCAACGCGGGCGAGGATGGCGCGATAGGTGTCGTCATCCAAGCCCAGCTGGGCCTTGGCGATATGGATCTTGGCGAGGCTGCTCATAGTGGGTTCCTCGGGTTCATGACGGTGCGGAATAGGTCAGGATCTCGACGCGCCAAGCCGGCCATGTAGCGGACGACCAGGGTTAACCCTTCCTCGACCTCCTCATAACCACCGACCTGCTGGATGTATGCCAGATCCGCGCGGGTGCCGGCGTACATTTCCATCTTGAAGGTTTCAGCGCCTACGACCTCACGGTGCTGACGCTCACGGTCACGCTTGGCCTGTTGGCGATCCTTGTTTTGTCGCCGAACACGTTCGGCCTGTGGTGTTTCGTTCATCTTGGCTGCTCATCAGTACCGACCAACCACGGCCGGCAGACCATCGCCCCGATGGGGGCTAGGTTTCGCTTAGTGCAATGCCAACGGGGCCTGGCCACCCACGCCATGGTTCAAGCGCACACCGTCTGCGGCCTCAAAACCGTGGTTTGCATCCTTATAGTCCCGCTCGCTGGTGCGCTTTTTCCCGGAGTTACGGTCTACCGGAGTGAAGGTCTGCAGCTCTGGGTAGTTCTTGCCCATAAAGGCCTCAACGGCGGCTGAGGGTTCGTCGGTACCGGCGAACTTCATCACGCTGGTACGGACGGCCCAGACCCATGCACCGCAGAAGGTGTCGGCCCGCTTGGTTTTAGTGGCGGCCTTGCAGCGCGTCAGGTGGTTGGCGATGTAGTCGCGACGCGCCTGGCGCACTTGGCGTAGCAGCAGGGTCATGGTGTAGCTTGCCACCTCCGCCATCTCACCGATAAAGCGGTATTGCCCGGCGCCCTGGACGAACACAAAGCGGCAGGCATAGGCCTTACCCACCACGCCTGCCAAGCTGCTTTCCCAGTAGACCGGCCGAGACTTTGAGCCGCTGCGGGCGGATGCTTCGGCCACCTCTGAGGCCAGCACGTCGCCTTCCTCAATCCGGTACTTGTCCATCAGCGCTCGCGCCTGGCGCATGGCTGCAGCCGCTTCGTGTGGCTCGCCACTGGCAGCCAAACGCAGGCACTTCTT